TTTGTGCTGTTCTTTTTCTTCTTGGTGAGGTTCTGCCTTGCTTGTTGAATTACACGCTTTGCAAACTTCGTTAATGCGGCTTGTACGAGTTGTTGGCGGCTCATCAGCAGATAGATATTTCCGTATTCGGCACAATCAAGTCAAAGGTCAGGTTCCATCCGGTGAGCAAGCTTTCAAAACGCTCCGTAAACGGCTCACAAACAATATCCCCCTCGATTTCGTACTTCTCCGTGTACAACGTACCACGGCGTAACTGCGATTGCAATCCGTTTAGAATTGCCAGGGTGGTATTCAAAATATCCTGCTGGTTATCTACGCCAAAGAACGGCTCGTTCTGGTCTCTAATATCCTGCTTCGTTTCGTCCACAATATCCATACACAACACCGATACGTTGAATCGTATTACGTGGTCTGCGAATGTTGCTTGGTTAACCATAATATGCGCCAACGGGAATATCGTTTGCTTATTTAGGTCAACGTCGAATATATCCCCAAAGGTTACAACCTTCACCAACGGGTGCGAGGATAGGTATTCGTTTATCTTTTCGGTGGCTAAATAAAAACTTCTCATTTTTTAATCATTGAAATTTCAATATCGTTTTTCTCTTTCTCGAATGTTAGGTACGTTAATGCCTGGTTTATTGGAAGTTTAGTAACGTCTCCAAATTTGAGGACATCTCCTTGAGCAAGCGCATAGATTGACTGATACCATCCCCATCGCTGTCCGAATTGGGCTTCTCTGGTGTATGGGTTTTCAGTTCTTTCTCCAAAGAGCGCAGGGTATGCGCTGCCAATACGTTCCCTAAACGATAAAAAAAAACCAGCGCACCAAGCACTACCGAAGCGGGCATCTGTTTCATTATTTCGTCTCGCTCGTCTGTTGCTGCGTATTTTTCAATATCGTAACGCTCACCCTTTTCCTTTACGACCGGACGATATAGTACAGCCATTGCACGGTGCATAGTTGCCCAATCGGATAAGTACGAATCAAGGTCGACAAACTCACCTAATGAAATTTCGTTAAGTGCTGGAATGAATCCGTATTTAACCTCGTTGAGTTCAAAGAATTTAGTTAATCCGGGCTTCTCGGATAGGGTCTTAGCCAGGCGTTCCAATACGCTTACCGCATCTATCAAGCGGACATTCGGCAGCTCTGAAAACGGAACCCCGCAGAAAATTTCAAGCATCTTCATTTGCTTAAACTCACCCTCACCTTCAATACGAGCAAAGCGCTGGTATTGTTCAAGCGTGATTTCGTCAAGCGAAGTTGGTACTACTAATTTAAGTTCCATAGATAAATAACTCAACGGATAGAATACCTACCGTAGTTTGGTTTAGAAAGTTTATTAAACACAGCATAACGTGCCGCATCGAGGGCGTGATTCATAACGTCTATTGGCTTATTAAGCAGGTTTCCGTTCTTGTCCTCCGTCCATTTGTAGTTCTGAAGCTCTTTAATTAGATTGTTGCTCCGTGCTGTTGCAAATATCTTATGCCGTTTCAGTATATCAATACCTGCGTTAATTGAATCCTGCCCTTTGGCTGTTGGCTTAATGTTCCAGCCGAATCGGTGCAGTTCCTCGATTGATTTCGGTTCTGCGCTATCCGCAAAGATTTCGTCCCTACGGTCAAGTCCTAACGATTGTAGGTGGTGGTGGAGGTCACGGTTTGTCATTCCGGTTCGGTAGAGCAACTCGTCCAAGTAAAGATTTTCACCGTGCTGGTAGATTGCCACGATTGCAGACGGGTCGTTTGTAAAACCAAAGTCAAGTCCATAGGATAATAGTTTTGCTTCTTGCGGGATTTCAGACGTTCCGAATTGGAAAACGGTTGCTCTTGACATACCACGCTCACCTAAGCCGTAGATACGCCAGTAGTCTTCATCGGTATATTGTAGCCGTTCGATTTCGTTTACGATATTCCTATCAAGGAATGGATTATCCTTGTAGGTACTTTGTATGTACGTTACATCGTCACGGGTAAGCAGTCGGTCGTATATCCAGTGGAAGGATTCTGATGGGTTGTAGTCGAGCCATATCTTACCGGTGGTACGAACCAATAGCTGAAAGAAGTCCTCCCAGGTTAGTTCGTTTGCCTCGTTGCAGAATAGGTAATCACGTCTTGCTCCCCGTTTCTTTTGCGGTTGGTCTAACGATAGGAACTCGAATAGGTTTCCATTAAGCGTGTAGGTAAGGTCGGATTTGTTATGGTTCTTTTCATCGTACAACTCCATCGCCTTTACGATTTCCATAAAGTCACGGTAAGCGGTCATTTTAAGCGACGGAAGCGACTTACGCACAATAGATATAACCTTACCCCTTTCTTGCATCGCCAGGATAACCAGCATCTGCAATATGGAATAAGTCTTACCACTTCTTGAACCTCCCTGATTAACTACTATCCGTGTTGGTGCGGTGTAGTTCTTTTCAAAGAGTTCACTTGTCTTAATTTCCAGAACGGACAATCTCCACCTTGATTGAAGTTAACTCTTCGCTCACTTCGTGTGAGTTCTCTACCCGTGCCAGCTTGGGAGTTGTGTACTCCGCCATCTTGTTTAGAATGTCAAGAGCTGCCTTTGGGTCTTCTGCTGCTACGTCAGATAACCAGATGGTCATATTCTCAAGATTATCCTCGATTAGTTTTTGGAATGCTTCTCGAATCTTGGTCGTTGACTTGTTGAGGGCGCCTTGTGGGCGGCCAGCGGGATTCAAAGGCGGGCCACCTTTAACAAGGTTTGGATTTCCTTTAGGCATATTTCATTTTATTACTTTAATAATTAACTCAACTTCTGCAAACGCTCCAGTCGCAAGTCATTAAAGTCGTGGATATTAAAGTTGGTGGTCATATCCTCGTGCAAGGTAAGCGCAATATCACCGGCCTTGTTAGGGTTCTCGTGTAGGTATTTAATTGCCTTATTCCAATCCCCGTTATGTTTTACTGCGATGCAGTTTTTATCGGTTAGGTGTTTTGAGTACGGTGCTACATCACTTACAATTAACGCACAACCAGCGAACCCTGCTTCTACCATTTTAAGATTTGATTTGCAGCGATTGAACTCACTTGGCAATAACGGAGCCAATGCAACATCAAACATTTGGTAAAGTTGTCCGTATTCCTCTGGGGATTTTGTTTCTAATGCGAATCTTGCTTTTGCGGCTTCGGGGTACCCCCCAAGGTCAGCAACGTAGGATTCGTAGGGGGAAAGGTCTATCTTATTTTGCAAAAGGTCTGGAAGGTGTGATATACCGGCCACGTAACCAAAGCGCACCTCGTCTGCTTCCTGCCGAGTTATCTGCCATTGCGGGTCTGCGGGGTCTAATCCGTTTGGGAGAATATGTACGTTTCTATTTACTTTCTTGATTTTATCGGCAAGGTACTTCTGCGTAGTCCATACCTCGTCTGCAAAGTACATAGAGTTTACAATCCTTCCTGATAGGTTGGCTTTGTCGTATCCTGCTTTACTGGGGTGGTCAAGAGCCAAGTGCCACCAATCGTCATTATCAATAATAACCTTCTTGCCTGTTGCTTTGCAAATCGCAAAGAAGTTAGCAAAGGATTCACCGGAGAAGGGAAGCGCACGAGAAAAGATTACGTGGGTAACGTCTTCCCAATCGGCTTCCGGTATTGGCTGTTTGTAGTTGAGTATCTGAAAATCTAAAAGCCCTTTCTCCTTGAGTAGAGTGAAGGGCTTGTAAATCCGGTGGTACACCACTCCGGAGTTTTGGTCTCCAAGGCAAAGGACTTTCATTTCAAGTAGTTATAGTAACAAAGGTAGGCATCGAGCGTGTTTACATTCCACTTAGCCATCTGCTGAGCGAATAGACCGTCTGCTTCGTATTCGGTTCCGAATCTTGCTTCTCCAATTGCATCGCAACGTACCATAAATGAGGCAGTGTCGATTGTGCCTACCCTTGGTTCTTTGGTCGGGTGTAATCTTGGGTGGCCATTCTTAAATACTTGGCCCCAGGTGATAACTGGATAAAACTCGTTTTTAACGGCTTCGTACCAATCCGGGTGGATAATGTTGTCATCGTCGAGAAAGTATATGTAATCGCCTCTTTTGGCCTTTAGAGCCAATATAAACTCCATACCGATATTGCGTAATTCATTTCCCCAGTTCCCTCCTGTGTTTGGACGTAGGTAGGTTATTCCGTTTGGGAACTCGCCTGTTGCTTTCTCGTCAACGACTACCGTCCAACTGCAATCTTCCGGTATGGTTTGTTTAATTGTTGAAAGGTTTTCCGGGCGTGAGCAAGGGGTGATAATATGAATCATTTGTTGAGCTTTTTTAGGTGGACGGCTTTTAGGAAATCTTTTGACAGTTCAACACCAAAGTCTGCTTCGTGGTGGCACTCCCGGCATAACGCCATTAAGTTCTCCGGGGTATCCATAAGTTTACTGCCGCCCATCCCCCTTGGTTCGATATGGTGAATGTCTACGGCTCTGCGATTGCACACCTCGCAAAAAATAAAATCCGTATCCGTGTATCCCATCGCCTCAATGTAAACTTTTGTATGTTTTTTCAATTACTTTATAGTTTTTGTATTCTCCTAATTTTTTTAAGTCCCTAACAATAACCTTGTAACTACCGCCTACCGCATCAACAAACTCTTTTGCCGACAAAAACACTTCAGTCCCATCTTCATTACTTATTGTGTATGACATCCTTCCAAGTTTGCCATTGCTTTGAGCGTGAATAGAGTTCTCCGAAGCTGTTACCCACTCCAGGTTATCTACATTGTTATCCTTCTTGTTTAGGTTCTTGTGATTTACAAATGGCTTGTTTTCTGGGTTTGGTATGAAAATTTCAGCAACAAGGCGGTGAACTCTCCTTCTAAACTTTATAGTTGGGTTTACCGAGACATACCCATCTTTTGTGTTTTGAAGGTTTAACATTTTATATTTCTCGCATCTTGGGTCTTTGTTGACCCTGCGAACCCTTCCCTTGTTACTGCACTCATACTTCCCGTTGAGTCCAGTTATCTCTTTCCATATTTCTTCCATACACAAGTAACGCAGATTGCTGCATTTGTTACATTGTGCTAAATTCCACAGCGGACAACCCCATTGCCTTAAGATAAACCTTTGTGTGGTTCTTCATTGCCGTTCCAAGAACTTAACCCACATCTTTGCAGCAACTGCTCTGCGTTGTGGTTTGAAAGGATAGATGGACTTTAAGCGAGCCATTGCTATCCGCATAAACTGGTCTTTCATTCTTTGAAATAGTTTTTTATTGTGATTTCAATCTCGCCCAACCTTTGCTCCGCTGATAAACCGCTATTCTCCGATTCGATTATTTGAGTGATTTCGTCGAGCAAATGATAAAGGGCAATCAGCTCTTGGATTTGGGTTTTCATTCTATTGTCAAATTATTGGCATTAAGTAGCCGATACAAATCTTTCCGTATCGTTTCGTAGCATTTGTATTCAACGTCTGGAAGTTCTCCGTATTTTAAGTTGCCTCGTAGCTTTTGGTCTAACTGCCAAAGGACGTGCTTAAACATCCCTCCGTTGACGGCTTCCATAAACTCCGTTTCCTCGTCTGGGAGTGTGAACTCCAATACTGCTTTCATAAGGTAAAGAATAATTTACCTACCATTGCAGCTACTCCGCCAACTAAAGTGTACACAACGTCCCAAATGCTATCCTTGTAGTCAGTACGTTTGTCCAATAAGATTCCTTTTAATTCTCTGCCGAATGCTGCTGCGATAAGAATTGGCCAGCTACCCGTAACGGCAAGGATTGCCATCCCAGCCCAGAAGTGTGCGATATGGTCTATTTTCATTTGGTGTTAAAGGTTTCCCAGTAATAATCGCACTTGCCATCTTTCAAAGGAACCTCGACAAACATTGATTGATAGGTTCCCATTGGTGCGGTGAATCGGTAGCACGTTTGTTTTAACGCACAACCCTCTCCCGTGCATCTAGTGATGTCAGCCATTGTGTTTATTCTCTTCACCGATAATCTCAACCATCTTAGTCACCCAATCTTGCAGGGCCTGCTCACCGTCCGGTACTTTATTACCACTCGCTACAAGTTTACGCATTTCGTGAATTAGGTTGTTGATTAACCTTGTGTCATTCTGTAAATTCCAAACGCACGCTACAAAGATTGAAAGCAGGCGAGACGGGAAGTTCTTTTTTCCGTCAGATATTACCACCTGGTGCAAGCGCATTAGTAGCCATTCGCTAAAATCATTGTTTACATTCTTAAAGTTACCTTCTCGGATTATTGAATGGCCTCTTGCTCGCCCGGTATGGCAAGACGCTACAACACCATTAGATAACGTATCCCGGTATTGAATCATTCGTTCTTTTAGTTTCTTGTATTCGTCACTTCCACGGTCAGCAAAGCTCTTTACGAAGTCGTAAATAGTCCAGACCTTGTTGTTGGCGTTCAGGGATATAATGATATTTTGTATTTCGTCATCATCGCAGCCATCTAACCAATCAATAACGTAGCAAGGAAATTCATTCATTCCAAGACGCTTGCCCGCCTCAAAGCGGTGTTGGCCTTCTACAATTTGGTAGCACCCGTCTCCGGGAACAACTTTCAAGGCGTCCATAAAACCGTACTCTGTAAGCAGGGTTTCAAACTTTCCAATGTGAGAATCGTAGACCTCACGGTTTCCAAGCGTGAAGCACAATTCTTTTGCTTGAATCATTTTTGCCTCACCAATTTTTATCTCGTTCATAATACGAAATTTATAAGTTGCCTACTCTAAAAGGTTTTCGGCTTCCCCTTGTCAATGTTAAAGCTGACCGATAAT